AGTAAGCGGTAATAATTAGAATCCCCCCGAACTTTTTTCTTACCATATCCAGCTTGGCCGCCAACCTGACCCAAAAGTCTAGCCGCCTCACGAACCTTGTCCTTCCGATCAATGATGGTGTAATTAATTCGTTCTCCAGTTGCACAGATTGTATGACCATGCCACTCATTATTACTGATTTGGCTAAGGCTGTCACTATTCATATTACACCATAATTTCCACTTCCGCTGGACTGCTTCGGGAAGCTTTAATCTCATATGTCTAAAATCTTGCGCAAAACACTTACGAGTCTCACCCTTATAGTACAATGTGCAACTTAGGTCGTTTATCCATTTTTTAGTTCCTTTTCTCATATATTCCTTTCCCTAGTGGTTGCGTACACTAACAGCATGAAATGCCCTGTGCAAGGACTAAAATGGCATAAAATGGACTGATTCTAACGCAAGGGTTAGCGAAAGAAATTGGGGGCTGTTAATAGATTATTTACCGAAATCGTTCGGATAACTTAGCACCCGCACTTGCCGCTGGAGCCATGAAGCGATTACCAGGCATAGCGGGTGCTTGGCGGGTAATGCGATTGGCGGGTTGGCGGGTTGGTGCTTTGGAGTCTGTGGGCATATAGTTTATATTCCTCTCCCCCGCATCGAATGTTCCCCGATTGCCGGTGGCCGATTTGATTTGTTCGGGGGAGAAGGCGACATACTGAGTACCGAAGCCTCCTTGGTCATATACATTCTTGATGATCATTCCATCATAACCTTTTTTCTGAGCTATTTCCCCAAGGTCATCAATCTGTATACTACCTTCATCAAAAGGGTCAGGAATATCGGTCCAACTGTTTTCTTTAGCATCCACTTCAAGAGGCTTTTTCAGTCTCAAATATGTTCCGTAAAGGCCATCTGCTTCATTCATTTGTTCAGGACTAATCAAATAATTTGTTCTTTGATTGGTGTAGAATTTAGCGACCTCGGCATTATCTGAGAAAAACACATTACCCTGTATTAAGTTGTATGGGTTTTCTCTGCCTGTAAATACTTCCTTACCTGGACGATCTCCTCGATAAACCACCAACGGCTCGCCGTTATCATCGACTACCTTGGACTTGCCGAACCACTTCTTAAAGTAAGGGGACTTCACTCCATCTGTATTCCATAGCTTTGCGGCCTCGGCAAGCTTCCCTTTCGATGCACCCGCTTCGGAGGCTGGCATGAAGAGTTTGTCGGTCACCGTGACATCGGCTTCATCGAAGATTACATAATTGTAATCGCCCTCGCCTTTGGATCGGGATGCTCCATCGAGGTATTTGATGCCTGGTATGCCGGCTTCTTTTAATCGCTTGGAGATTTCAGGCTCGGGCATATCATCGAGTACATTATTGGTGATGTCCCGATAATCCTGTTCTTGTCGATATTGCCAAGTATCCTCGCCCTCCTGTTCCCGTAGAAACTTCTTGAGCTTATCCTGTACCCCTTTGGGCTGTTCGCCTAAAGTCTTATCATAAAGCAGATACTCGTTTTCCTTGGGGGCGAGTTCGACTTTGTAGATGGAGCCGGCTATAGTCACATCAGCTTCATTTTGATCTCTTAAAGTTTTTATGACTTGCTGAAACTCTTGGTATTTACCAGCAGGATAGTCACTAGGATTATTTTGAATGTCTTTTAGGCTAGACTCCATCCAACTTATTAAGTCTCTGCGAGCCGATGCTTTGTTAGAGTTGAGAGACAAATAATTACCTACACCCATTTCATTAGCTAAGTAATCTGCCGCTAAATGCTTTATATTCGTGCTATCTTTAGCTTTGCCATCAAATAGCCTGTTTTCCCCGTTTCTTGATTGTTTTCTGTAATACTCAGCCACTTCCCTCTTCCCCGCAAAGTAAAGCCCATGCCCATAGGCTTGACTACCCTCGCCTGTTCCAATCTTCGATGTTCTGAACTTACCCAAGGGTGCGCCTGGCTCGGGGGCTAGGGTGTGCGGTGTGCCGTGGTAGGCGGGGGTGTAAAGTTTCTGAGCCTTGGGTGACATTAAATTAATGACTCTTTGCTCGTTTACAGGTGATGCTTTTCCTGATCGTTCTGCATTAAATACTCGATCCAATCGGAAGGTCTTTGTGGCTGGACCGAATGGGTTATGCTTTTTATTGATAGCCGCCATTTTATACCCGATTGCATCTAGCACTGGATTCATAGCGACTTGAGATTTAGTAATCCCACCATGCAAGGCATTTAGAAAGTTTAACTTCTTATTTGCGATGACAGGATCAGCATCTAATCCAGTTCTGCCGTCAATGCCGTTGGCCGTGTTCTGCCTATAAAGTGAAAATGCGTCCCAAACGGCATTGTCGTTACCAAATAATTCATCGTACATCCCGATTAAATCGTCAGGTAATTTCTTTGGTTGTCTTTCGCCTTTAAGAAATTCGAGGTTTTTCTGTATCTGCCCAACATCGTGAATGCGGACAAGAATGTTACCCTGTGCGGTAAGCTCAAATCCGTAAGGCATTGTTGTACGAACTGCAAAGGGTACGGCCTTGGGCTTTCTGCCTTGTGTGGCGGAATAGTATCCGATGAGCATACCCGCCCTTTCTCCGTCTCCCTGTCTTAATGCTCGGGAGATTTCACGCAAGGCGGCTATTTGTCTAGGATGGATTGGTCCTTTAGCAAGCTGATCAATGACTGATTCGCTGAGTGCTGGTAAGTCCTTGGCGAATGGCCTACCCTTATCGTTAGTTTCGACATCGATTCCATTCTTTTGTAATACATCTGCGGCATGATCTCCGGCGGCCTCGGATACTTTATTAGCTTCCGTTCCCGTCATGCGGATCGGATTGCCAAGTGCGTCTTTTTCGATTTCTCCAGTCTGTGGATTAGTCTTATAGATCCCGCCTGTGTTTAATTTATCAACCACATTGGGGTTCTTCTGATCTTCAACTGTATAAAGAGTTTCAAATTCGTCATCGATTGGTTTCTTACCTTCAGTCTTACGAGTCTTTCCAGTATTCGGATCGGTAAACTCAGAACCTTCAATTTCTGCCTTCTTTAATCCTCGGACATCTTTGTAATACTTTTCGATTAAATTCTGTAGCTCGGGAATCTTTCGGAGTTTGCCCTTAAATAGATCAGTCGAAGTAATAAATTTCCCATCTGCATTGAGTGGCTGATTTAATTTAAGGAGAAAGTCACGGAGGAAAGACACTCCAGTTATTCCATCGATTGTTGCCTGTATAGCTTTACCCGCTGGTCCTTGGTTCAGTGCTTTTTCCCGCTTACCGGTTAAAAGAAAATCCGCTCCCTGGTCGGCAAATATTTCTCTTCCGATTTTTTGTGGATTAGCCTCGTAGTCAGCAACAGCTTCGGGGTCTAACGATGCATCTTTGCGAAGTCGATCCATGTAGATGTCTCGCAGTTCGATAAATTCATCAGTATAAATAACATTTCCATCTTTATCGTAGGATGCAAACTCTCCGGCAGTCTTGGTTTCCTTGTCCCCGAATAGTATTCGATTAACCATCGGAGTAAGTCCGTGGACTTCCATGAAGTGGGTAAGCTCATGTGCCAATGTCCCCTTTAAATATCCCGAACCATTTGGATTATAAGACACCTCCATCGTTATAGGATCAAACTCGCCCTCCCCTTTAGTTGTCTGTTTAAATACGACATCGGGATGAGATAAACTGTATCCAGCAATTTGTGTGCGGATATGGGCGGGCATGGCATCAAATTCCGCCTGTTCGCTTTTTGTTAAATGCTCACGATAATATTGAATATCTCCAATCTGTTTACTGTAGAGATCTCCTTTAGTCTTATAATTTTCGTACATCCCAGCACCCGCACCTAAAGCGGTAAAGGGTGCGGACATGATTGCACCGGCAACCGCACCACTCGGCTGACCCGCAGATGCGACAAAGCCAATCGTTGCGGGTAGACTTGCACCGGCGGCCATTCCTTTGCCGAATCTGCCAAGTGTTTCGAGTGGTGTACCTAATCGCCCAACTGCTCCGGCATTATCCAAGAAATTAGCAACCTTCTGAGTGGCATTCGATATGGTCGGGGCTTGCCCGATTTTCTCTCCACCTGGTCCTACTCTAAAAGGTTGTGCCGATGGATTTACCTCTTTTGCTGATGCCCTACCCCCTTGAGCAATTGCATCTTTTACTCTACTAGCTAATCCCTCAGGACTCGGTTTCATTAGGATATTAAATTTATCCATTGTTGCTCCAGCCAGTCCTTGGTCAGGAGTTGGGAGCATAGAAAGTCTGCGAAAAAATGGTGTATGATCACCTGTCCTTGCGAGGGTAAGTTCTGATCCGACTACTCGGGCATCCCTTGCAATGTTATCATATAAACTTAATGCTTTCGGCCCAATAAATGTTGCTAGTGCCGCCACAGCCGCACCGCCACCTAATGCATCTTGGTTAAACGAAAATCCAGCCGCTGAACCCAAACCTAATGCTGTACCACTTAAATTCTTAAAGTTTTTATACCTTTGGCGGGCTGATTCAATAGTCACTTCTCTTCCAGCTTGCCGTTCAGAATTTATTATATAACGGATAGCGCTATTTTCCGTCATAGAAGATAAGAACCTACCAATCTTTGCGATAGTCGGTAATGATGCTCCCACAGCCGCCCCAATTGGTCCACCCACTAATGCACCAACACTTGCACCGGCAATCTCAGGATTGAGCTTGGCCGCAGTGTTCGCAACTCTACGGAGTTTGCTCATCTTGTCGGTTGCTTTTGTTGCCTCTTGGACTAATCCCATGCCCATCTTTCCGGCATCGGTTGACTGGTCAAATGTTTCCATTGCCACCTTGCCGAGAGTTTCGGGTGAGGCTTTACCCATCAAACGAAGGTGAAGCGAATTGCTTCCATACTTCTGTAAAACCTTTTGCTGTTCTGCCAGTTCATCCGCCAACTTGGCAGATTCTTTTGTAATTCGTGAACGAATAAGAGCCTGTAAACTCTTGTTTGCTATATCTGTGGGCAGTTTCTGTAAAGTGTTCTGATACTTGGCAAGCTGAATGGTTTTTTGCTGAACATCTTGAATCGTTTTAAGCATTCTACCTTTTAATCCGATTCTCATGGGTGCGGTAACTCCTTTAGCTAGAGTACCGCCCGCCGCATTAAGGGGATCTCCAACAACTTCAAAGGCTAATCCGATGCCTTCACTGGGTACTTGGAAGCCCGAACGAAGATCCTGTTCGAGTTGCGAGTCGAATGTCATAGATTCGGGTTCTACTCCGACTGTCGCTTTTAAGGCATCGACAGGATTATCCATCACCCATGCGGCAAACTCGGCGGCAGTTTCATACTCGTAATTTACCTTATCAAATCCGATTAAACTATTTACATAGCTAAGGACTTCTCCGTCATCCTCTTCGTCTAAAGTTAAATAATTTGATAATGCGGCCCCGCCCCGAAGTAAGAACTCAGGTGTCTTCCATGCCCTAGCTGTACCCATTCCGACAGATGATTTTATATTGTCAGATGCGTAATCCATTGCGGCGGCTTTTACTCGGCCACGGGCATCTTTATTCTTTTGATAAAATGGCATTCCTGTCTGCTTGAGTGCTTCAGAGATTGGATCTCCTTGAATGGACATTTCTCGATTATCTAATAAACCAAATAAAATTTTGCCAGCTTCTCTGAACTGATCAAGGTTTTCGGTATTTTCGTAAGGTACAGCTTTGTCTTTAAGACTTAAAACTTTTCGATATGGAGAAATAAATGGATCAGCCTTTCTACCCATATCTTGAGCATAATCCACTAAGGTAGAAAGTAATCCAGGTGATTCCTCATCTTGAATCGTCTCAGGGTCATCATCCACATCCAATATCGGACCGGACGGAGTATCAAAGAATCCATTCCGATAGGCGGATATTTTAGCCTCGTTTGACAATTGCGATGCACCGTATGGCCGCACCATCGTCTTAGCCGCTTCCCAAAAATGCTGATCGGATGGTTCCTCGCCATCCTTTAATTCTAGTATCCCTCGAACCTGTGGTAGCTCGGGGTGACTAATTTCGTACTTAGCCATTACGGAGCAATCGGTGTGAATATACCGCCACTTTTTAATGTACTAGGCGATTGAACACTTGGATTTTGAGGAGGTTGTCCTTGTTGCGGGCTTTGGTTGCTGGGCTGATCAAATCCGTACATAATACCGCCGAACTGAGTAAGTTTTCTTACCTCTTCGGGTGTAATCTCGAAATTATTTGCAAGAGAGTTTACAGTGTAATCCGTTTTTTCCTTTAATACTTGTTGGGCGCGTTGTCTAAATACCTTAGTAGTGTTCCGAAGATATCCTTCTAGTGTTTTATCTATTTTGCCTGTCTTTTTCTCTTCTAGCAAAGTATTTAAGGAGTCCATGAATGCCGAAGATGTCCCCATCCTACGCAAATCGTCTTCAGTTAATATGCCCGCTGGTTGTACCATTCTAGCAAGTTTTTCTTTTGCTACCTTACCCGACAGCACTCCCCCCTCATTTAAGAAAGACTCTAGATCATCCGCCGCTTCTAAAATTGTCCTTGGTTCATCAAGATTTAATTTACTAAATCGAGTGTCTGCGGCTGATCTTAAATCTTTAGTCGGTATGATTTTTTGCTTAGATACCGCTTGAGCCAATTGATCTTTATTAAGATTTATACCTAGCTTTGTTGCTTCATTGCTTACAGCATTTGTGGCTTCAGACTCGCTAAAGTAGTAGGGCTGTAATGCCCCCACTCTTGATGCGAATTGATCTCCAATCTTGCCTGTATTTTCTTTAGCTACTGCTTGCTCCGCCTTCTGCAAATTCATAAATCGACTACTAGCAAGCACGGGATCAAGATTTTGCTCTTTAGCAAACCGACCAAAATCAGATGAACCGAGTTCTCCGCCTAATACTTTGGGTCCTTCATCCCTTTGAAATTCTAAAAATCGATTCCTTGCACCTTGGTCCCCGCCTAAAGCGAATAGTCCAGGCTGTGCTTGGTTATAATCTTCTAAGACTGCTGGGTCAGTTGTTTCAGCTAATAGGGCCTCCGCCATTCCCATTTGATTTTCTTCCGCCTCTCGAATCTTATCCTGTCCGGCATCGTATCGCCCTTTTTCTGCTTCCATCTCAGCCGCCTTCTGTGCCAACTGTGCGCCACTCGTAGCCCGTTGGGCGGCTACTTGCATCTTCGCAATTTCCATTCGCTGATTCGCTTCCTGTTTCCTAGCGTGTTCCTTTTGCAGAAATGGATTCTTCGAGATATTAGCAGCGGCTTCCTCGGGGAGTCCTGAACGCATTAATTCCTCTTTTATTTCATTCGCACGGGCTTTCTTTTCCTGTCCGACAAAATAGCCTTTTGCGACTTGCCCGAGTGCGTTTCCAAACGCCTCGTTTGCTTTCGCATTCGCCTGTCCCGCCCGCTCGATTGCGGATGGGTCGATTCTCATTAGCCCCGCATTAACTGTGTCTCCGATTGCCATAATTATTTCCTTCCAGCTAAAAATCCACCGCCTAATGATCCAATTGCCCCAAATAGACCCGAAGCCATTCCGCTGGCCGCATTCTCTCGGGCGGCATAATTAGCCGAGTCATAATTTGCTTTATTTGCGTATGCTTGCATACCAATATTTACTCCAGCATCGGGATTAATTCGAGTAACCGATTCCTGTGGCATTCCGAAAAGTGCGGACCTTTCGCCGAACCCCTGAGAAGTATAATTACTTCCGCCCCGAAGCATGGCCAGTGGATCGACTGATGTCTGTCTATTTAATCCGGCGGCATACCCTCCAAACTTCATCGCATCGTCTCGACTTTCGCCTATAATTTTTCTTAAATAATCTTCTCGGCTCATCGCCTCAGCGGCAATGCCCGCATTATCCATTCCCCTACCCCGTGCGACTAATCCTTCACGGGCGGACTGAGTGGCCCGCCTTCGCATCTCGGGCGATAGGTCAGTCATCTGTGCTTCATTGAACGCCTGATCGGCTAATTGATTTGCCTGGTTGGTACGAGCTTGCATGAGTGGATCAGATGCCCGATAAGCCTCGTTCATATCCGCACCGAATCGACCCATCATAGAAATATCTGATCCCGCCTGTCTTTCCGCCATTCTCGCCCCGAAGTTCTGCGAACGCATGGCCGCATCCTCCGTTAACTGTGCCATCGGATCGGCGGCTCGTTGAGCCATATTAATCTGATGCTGTTGATACTGTGGGTCGTATTTTTGACGGACTCCTAAAAGTTGATCCTGTAGTCCTGAGTCGGCCATTGCTCCGACATAATCTCGGGCAGATTTACCGACATTAAATTCAGGTAAAGGAGGGGGAGCTTTACCACCTCCAAATAGTTTCTGTAAGAAAAAGGAAGGAACGCCTGAAGAGTTGACCGGTTCACCCGCTCCACCCGCTTCCATAAGCATTTGTGCTTCCCGTTGATTAATGTACGCTAATCCTTCGCCCTCCGGTGCTTCCGAATTTAGAAGGGCGGCGGCTTGGCGAAGGGGATCTTCAGGTTGGTAAGATGGAATGCCCGATGGGGTCATCTTACCCGATGCACCGGCATTCTTTAAAATTTTCTTTTCTGCATCATTAATATATGCGAGTGACTCTCCTTGTGGTGGATTGGTGGGGTTCGCATAAGCCAAATACGCATTCGGGTCCATTCCTTGGAGATTCCCCTGTGCTAGGTGGTACTTTTCTGAGGCGGTAAGGCGGGGCTGGTTATACGAATTTACGACTGCCTGTGCCTTTTGATCGGCTGATGCTTCGGGAGAGCTAAATAGTTTCTGTAGAATATCCATATTAAGTCTTTATTATGTAATTTAAAATCATGGTGGGCTGGACATTGTTGTGGGCTCCGCCTCCGCCGGTCGAGCCTGTTTGTATGGTCGTAATACCTTGATCAACCCCAGGATTGCCCCCTCCCGTAATCGCCGCATTTGCACGAAGTGATTGATCGTGGGTATGAGCCGGCATTTCCGCAATTGACAGTGTATGCGTCTCAGTAAGTCCATTGGCTGCGCCAAGGTTAGTACCATTTATGCCACTGCCGGCAGTTGTTAACCTACCAGCCGTCCCAAATACTCCCATATCGTCTCGGCCAGCGACTACTCGACCTCGAAGGTCGGGGACATTAAAAGTGGTCGCAGTCGATCCATAAGTTGTTCCTAAAGCCGCAGCAAGTGCTGGCTCATCTGCAATAAATTGAGTGCCGCCATCACAAAATAACCATCCGGCGGGAGGCCCCGCGGCGGTAAGGCCCGCAAACGGGATGACTGAACCGGCAGGCATAATTGCATTTATAGCCGCCTGAGCCAATTTTGCGGCTGTTACCGCTCCGTCCTGAATCTTTGCAGTAGTTACTGCATTCGTGGCAAGCTGGGTCGCTGTGATTCCGGCATCTGCTACCTTTAGTTTACTCGAAGAACTTAAAGTAAGGGTCGAATTATCAGTCGTATCTGCCGCCGAGGTGAATGTAGCACCATTCGCAATATCGTTTAGCTTTGTTGCCGTGACTTGGTCTCCACTGGAAAAAGTCTGTCCTGTTGTAATTACTCCCATTTGTTTATCCTCTTTATGAAATGCTTGTTGTTGCTCGGTCTGTGATTTGAGCGTCTACTTTTACTGCTCTTAAAAATGGTCTACCTGTGTTGGGTTTAAAATCTGCTTGTATTCCAAATCCTCGTTTATTCACCCTCATCCGAAGGGATGAATCTTCATCTGCTGGTAAAGTCGATCCTATAAGGCTAGAAATCGATGTGGCTGTGGATGTAGAGTCGGGCTCTTCAGTTATAAAGGTAATATCACCATCCGTTACCGTTTCACTTCCACTTTTTATATGGAACTCTGCCCGACTGAATTTTTTCCTGTCCAACGAATCAGCATCATATTGGCGAGTGGTTATTTGGCTAACAACTGGGATAGTTGCGGGAATCGCTTGGCCAGCAGTCAGGCTTACCACATCCCCTCCCTCAAATCCATCGACTTTATGGACTCCGCCCTCTTCCGTTGTTAAATATAACGCATTTTGCGAACCTTCCTTCCCGACTATTAATTCTCGAATAGCAAACTCTGTAGAATTTACTGTGTCAATGCTCTCGAATCCTCCATTAAGAAAACTGTAAACGATTATAGTGTTCAGCTTCGAGGCTAATGCCCCGCTCTCAGAATTTAGCGGCAAGGCAAGCCAATAGCGATTGTCGAAGTAAACTGCACAACTTAGATGAACATAGTCTTGATTAATTCGGTCGATAAAGGGCT